TGTGCCATACTACCAGTATGAACAAAGCAATCCTCACTGCCCTCGCTGGGCTCGCCCTCGGTGGCGTGGCCCTCGCCACCCCTGTGCCCCACCCTGTGGTGGCCCCTCACGAACAGACCGTGCTCGTGCCTGGACTGGAATCACTGGGAGAATCCCGCATCTCCACTGTGCGCCATTGTGCTGCCATCACACACACTGACTGGCAGAAACTCATCACTGACAGGGACTACGAGAACATGGAATCCTGCCTGATTGAACACACCTGAGTATCACAATGAACTACTACCAACCTGTCATCGCTGTGCTGGCCGTGCCCGAGAACAGAATCAAATGTGCAAATCAATTTGCCAATCAACATCAACACATTGATCCACAAATGTACTCACTCGCAGTACGACGAATGATGGATTTCACTCCACTGTGTGACACATCGGAATCGCACTACTGATTGACAATCAAACCAGTACATCCGTACTGGTGCCCCGGGTTTTGGGCCGGCCCCCCCCCAATGGGTCCCTTTCACCGTCGCCCGGGATTTTACCGTCGTGGCCGCGTGAGGCCGGATATAGGGGTGAGAGTGCAAGTCAAAATCCCCCCACCCCACCGTAAACCACTTTACACCCCCGCCCCTCACCCTATACTCCCCTGAGACCGCCCCAACCGCATGGACACATCAACCAACATCTCCCAGCAACTTAAAGATGACTATCTTGCCTACAGCATGGCTGTCATTGTGGGCCGAGCAATTCCGTCCCTCACTGACGGCCTGAAACCAGCTCAGCGCCGTGTCCTCACCGCAATGAAATGGCTAGGGCTGAAACCCGAGGGTCCCTTTATGAAGAGTGCCCGTGTCGAAGGGGAGACCATGGGCAAGCTGCACCCTCACGGTGGGGCATATGGCGTCATGGTCACATTGGCAGCCCCGTGGAATAATAACCTTCCTTTAATCTCTGGGCAGGGCAACTGGGGGTCGTCGGTCGATGGTGCCGCTGCGAGCAGGTACACGGAATGCAAACTGTCCCCATTTGCCTGGGAGTGTCTCCTTGCCGATTCCGATACGTGGGTTACCACAGAGAATTACGATGGGTCCCTGCAGGAGCCCGTGGAGCTAAACGTAAAAGTGCCTACCGTTTTGTTAAACGGGCAGGATGGCATTGGAGTTGGTTTCGCCACAAAGATCCCCCCACACTCGCTTCGCGACATCTGCGACGCAATCACAAAAGGGTCCCCTTTAGTTCCATCATTCCCTACCGGCTGTGACATTATTCGAGATGACGGACTTGATGCCTACACTAACACTGGCATTGGGGGCCTCCGCCTCCGTGCTCGCTGTGAGACTGTTGAAACGGGCACAGGTCGTAAGGCAAAGACAACGCTTACGTTCACAAACCTCCCCGCAAGCACAAACCCGGAGAAAGTCGGGGAGCAAATTGCGGCGGCGCTAGAAAAAGGGTCCCTTACCGGAATCACCAATGTCATTGACGAGTCTGATCTCACCGGAGACCGTATCGCGGTTACTCTTAAGTCTGGCACCGATATCCAACTGGCCATCCGCCAACTCTACCACTACACTGACCTGGACACTAAGTATTCGGCGCGGTTGCTGGTTGTGGACGGGGTCAAACCAGTCGAACTCTCTCCAAGTGAGCTTCTTGCGCGTTGGCAGACATGGCGACTGGATCGGTTGGGTGCGAAGTTCCAATCCGAACTAGACGGTGCAGAACACCGTTTGGAAATCGTTCGTGGTTACCTCAAAGCAATCGACAAGATTGATGCTGTTATTAAAATTATTCGAAACGCAGCTTCACCAAAAGAAGCCCTGATTGAACTCGTCTCCAACAAAACACTCAAATTCACTGCGGATCAGGCCCGTGCGATCCTGGAAATGAGACTCCGGGCATTAACCAACCTCGACTCTGAGGAACTAGCAACCGAAGAGGGTACCCTTAAAGAGCGAATTACAGAGCTTGACACCCTAATCAAGGACGAAAAGGCACGCAAAGGGTATATGATCAAGGAAATCAAGGAGATTGGGGTACGGCATGGCGAGAAACGCCGCAGCGAACTGATTGATCCACCCGAAGGCCTTGTCGTGGAGAAAGGATCCTCACGGCCTGCGGCGCCGGCAAGACCGCGATTCATAAAAATTGACATCAAGCGGGGCGTGGCCGAACAAGCGAAAGGACCACGAGGAGCCATCATATTGGAAAAGACTGATAAACTTATCACACTTACAGAAGATGGCACGCTCAAAAAACTTCCCCCTAACTACAAGGGTCCTCTTGGCATGGGACTCTCTCCTGTGTTACTTGCAAAGAAAGAAACTGATGTGGCAGAACGCAAATACCTCGCAGTCTTCACACTCGGGGACCAGCTCAAAGCGATGATGGTTGCTGGGAGTGACTTGTGTAAGGTTACTTCAAAAGGAAAACGCGTCATCCCTGAAGAAGCGCAACTTCTGTACTTTGGCGAAGGTTCCTATGTGGTTCCCTGGGCCTCCACTCGCAAGAAAAAAGTGGAACTGTTCCCTGTGAGCACCAAACAAGGTCGCCCTGGCGCTCGCGGCATCAAAGTAGCCACCATCACCGAACTCACCCTGTGAGCAAGGTTCGGTAAACCGCCCATTTACCTGGGCGGTGCCCTTCCTACAATACAAGCAACCGAAAGGAAAACACTCCTAACTAAACCATGGCAACTTCTAACGTCTACACCAAGGCTCCCTACGTCATCCTCCCCGGAGGTAACGCCCTCAAGGGAGTCACTGGTGTTCAGGATTCGATCAACGTTGTTCAGTCAATGCTGGAAGGCGGCGTCATTGACAAATACGAGTCCCCCTCCAACATCGTCAAAACTCGCCAAGAAACATTCACTCGCAACGTTGAGTTTCTGAACAATGTCGTCGGTGCCAAAACCTACGAAGGTTTCGTTGACTCTGCCCTCATCAAGGACTATATCACCTACGCCCGCACCACCTACAAGGCCGAGAGCTTCGTGCTCCCTGCCGACGTGTACGGTGCTCCGATGACCTACAACTCGCAGACTGGCGGGTTCCAGCTGCTGCAGGCACCTACCGTCGTGACCCCTGTGGCTCCCACCGTGGTTGCTCCGGCCGTGCCAACCTACACGGTAACCCTGCTCGATCCTTCCGTCACGGCCACCGAAGGCCAAGACCTGGTGATGCGCTTCAAGCTCGACACCAAGAATCACAACGGGGTCTCCTTCCGCCCGAGTTTCACCAACCTGGGCAACCAGTTTGTCCAAGCCGACGTGGTCGGCGCTGAGACTCGTTCCAACTACATCTTCCCCGACGTTCGCTTCACTGCTGGCTCCGACTACGCTGAGATTCGCCTGCAAACTGTCGACGACACGATGAAGGAAACGGACGAAGCCGTCCGTCTTGAGGGTGGGGCCTCTCTGAGCAGCGCCTACAAGCTGAACTTCGTCGGTGCTTCCACCGTCACCCTGCAGGACAACGACTGGGCTGCCACCAGCGTGACCAACGTCACCATCAACGGCAACAACAACAACGTCAACGTGCTGAACAACTTCGGCACGATCACGGTGGACAACCGCACCTACGTTGACATTGCTGGCGATAACAACAGCAACGTTCTGGCCGGCACTGACCGTGACGACTGGATCAAGGGGCTCTTCGGCGACGACACCCTCAGTGGTGGCGCTGGCAGCGACGTTCTCACTGGCAACCAGGGCAACGACACCCTGAGCGGTGGCACTGGCACTGACACTCTTTGGGGTGGCTTCGGTGACGACATCCTCATCGGCAACCAAGACGATGACATTCTGTATGGCAACGACGGTGCTGACGTGCTCTGGGGCGGTTTCGGCAACGACATGCTCATTAACAACACTGGCAACGACATCGTTTATGGCAACGCAGGCGCCGACTCCTTTGTTCTCTGCGCTGGCCAGGACACCTTCAAAGACTTCAACCTCGGCGAGGGTGATAAGATTCTGGTCTTCGCAGATCCGAAGTACACCATTGGCCAGAATGCTCAGGGCTATGTCGAAATCAACCGTGGCGACAACAAGACCACCCTGGAAGGCGTGACCTTCGCTGGCTTCGACGCTTCCCGCGCCATCCAGTTCATGGGTTGATCCCACCCGGCGGGGTAAAACCACCTGAGGCTTTACCTCGCCACCGGCGTCCCTATAATGCCCCCAGTGGAGCAATACCTGTGGAAATTTTCTACCCTGTCGAACGGCTTCTGGCCAACCCTCGCATTTTCTTTGCGATTGCAAACGCTCTCGAAGGACCCGACGGAGAGACACTCAAAAATGCTTTCTACGAGCTGATTGAACACGGATTTGGAGAATACGAAGATCCGGAAGAAATCGAATTCACTGCGGACGAAATCTGCTTCTCCATGGATCACTCCGACGGCACGGTTCAAATGACCCTCAACACCGGCCTCGCTTCCATTCTCAAGCCCATCGACGGCGAGCTTCGCGCTCAAATCACCAATGACCACGAGATGGCCGCAGCAAGTGCCATCTACGACCGCATCGTCAAGTCCATCGTTGAGGCCAACCCTGACTTTGACGGGAACATCGCTCTTGTTTCCCCGCCGACACCTGGCAACAGCTACCTTCGTTCCGAAGACGGCGAACGTTTTGAAGGTGCGTTTCACCTTCTCTCTGACCCCGAGCGTCAATACGCCTTCAACGTAGACATCATCGACGTTCAAGCTGACATCCTCCGCGCAACCTACAAGCCAATCTACTGATGACTGCTGACAACATAGTTCTCGCAACCAACAGCATGCGGTCCTCAGTGTCTTCGCTGAGGAAAAAACTCTCGGACCTCAAAGTCTCTGTCGAAAAGTTTGACGCAGACCTGTCCAAGCTCGATTCAAAGTTTGACAACGTTCTCACCCAGGTCGAAATCTATAAGTCCAAACTTGAACGCGAGATGGGTCGTGAAGTGCGTCGACTCGAACATGAGTTGGCGCTTTTGCGTAAGGAGATGCCCGAGAGTGTGACAACTGACGTCTCACCGAGCGAACTCAAGATTGCCTCAACTGTGGCTATCCTTGATAGCATCCTCCGCCTCATCTCCGGCACGGCCACAGACATTCGCCTCATCTCAGAGGCATTCCTGTTTCCTGCCGTGATTGAGCGGGTGGTTTTCGGAGATCAAGAAGCCTATTTCCTGACAGAAGTGCCTCCCTCTGCGGCCCTCGTGATTGCTCGCGGTCGCGAATACGTCGACTGGATGCGGACTCAGTATGAGACTCACTTGACAGACCCCGACACCTGGGCTGATGCTGTCGATTACATGCGTGAGTGGTGGGCCAACGACGCCTTGCCTCTGCTCTACGGAGCTCGCGACGAACAGTGGGACATTGATGCCCCCTTCTCCCTCCCGGAGATGCTTCTTTGGCGTGACTCTCCCGGAGATCGCCCGCTGAACTTCTCCACAATTTTTGAAGCCTACGAAATTTACCGTAAACACAAGGATGCCGTCTATGATTCTACAGGACTTCGCGAGTTTGAGCTCAAGCAATTCCTCAACAAAGGATAGGCGTCAGCACTCTCGCCCACTCAATCCGGTCGATCACCTCATTTCCAAAGTTGGTATTGGCATGGTGGACACCGTTGAGCGTTATTACCAGAAATACTGTGAGAAACCCAACGATGCCAATGCCCGAGCCTACTGCCTGTGGCGTCTGCGCCTCCACCGTCGCCTGAAAAATGACAAGGCACTCCTTGAGTCAATCAATGAGGCTCGCAATCTCGGGCTTCACGATGAGAGACCGGGCAAACTCTGCTGGGATTGCGAGTTCTAGGGTAAAAGCAGAGTAACTTCTTCAAGTCTCCAGGTGCCATGATACCTCGTACAGCGAAAGTGGCAGCGTATGTTCAGAGTACCTTCACCAACCCTCAATACCTAGACTACGGCAACGTTATTCTCAACGGTTACGTTACCACGGCAAACGCCGTCTCCACTGCAGGAGCCTCTGGCGGTCTCGACACTCTCTCAATCACAACTGCCGGGACCAACTACGCGAACGGCACTTATACCAACGTCTACCTCAGTTCGATCACGGGTAGCTTCGGATTTGCCACAGTGACCGTGGCTGGTGGTGCTGTGACTGGCGTCGCCATTACTTCTGCCGGAGAGAACTTCACCGTCGGTGATACCATCAAACTGAGCAACATCACTCGCGCCTCCGCTGGCACCACCGCAGTCCTGACCGTGGGCGCCGTGGACACTCGCATCGTGCAACCCGTCTTCAAAGGCTGGACCACGAACTTTTCCAGTTACTACACCGAGATTCCCCCGGTTGCCGCCCCTTACGCCAACACCTACCCTGGCATGGACGCTGGCGGTTTCGAGTACGTCGTTCACTCGTACAAGCCCCCGACCGGCACCATTTCCTCGATCGGCTTCACTGGGCCGATGGGCTCGGGCTACACTGATGGCATTTACACTGGGGTTGCCACAACCACAGGAGCTTTTGGCTCTGGCGCTACTCTCAACATCGTAGTCGCTGGCGGCCAGGTTCAAACTGCCTTCCTCAACAACGTTGGTGCCGGATACCCTGTGGGAACGACCCTGGGCGTCGCTGGCGGGGCAATTGGCCCTGGCACCGGTTTCTCCGTGGTTGTCACTTCAATCAGCACCACGAGCCTCGGCGGTGAGCCCTTCTGGTCACAGCGCCCCGTGAACGCTCAAGCCCAGGTCAACTCCCTCTTTCCGCTCCCCGGCGTGGGCGGCTGGATCTACCCGGTCGGAGACAGCGCCGTTCCGCCGCCGATCGGCACCCTCTAAGGTTTACTCGGGGCAAACCACCCCTATAATACAAACATGAAAAACACATCGTCTATGCGAAAAACCTCGCTCGGATACCCAGTCCTGGATGAAGAGATTCATTCCAGGATTTTTGGTGTAGAAACGCCCGCGCCCATGTCGCGCCTGGCCAAGCAAAAGGCTGAGAACTTGCTGAAGGAGTTTGGGGTGGCGACTCCGGTTGACTACCCTGACCACCTCTACGACGGCCCTCTTCCTCTTCCTGAACTCAAAGCTCCCGCCCTGCGTGAGCACTTTGAGACCATCGCAAAGGAACAAGTCGGCCAGTACAAGGGGTGGGCCGATGACTTTGCAAAAGCAAAACTCCCAGAGTTGCCCCCGACAACCGAACTTGTCTTTGAAAGCGGCTGGCGCCGTTATGAAAAAGTGCGAGGAAAGTGGAAAGTCACCAAGGTTCCGTACCCACTTGAAGACGCTTTCACATTTGACACCGAGACCTTTGTGCACGGTGGTGCGTTTCCCATCATCGGCACCGCACTCTCTGCCAAAGCAGTTTATGTCTGGCTCGCTGCCGAACTTGTCGATCCGTCCCTCCCTGAGGACGAGTGGGACCAGTACGACCTGATCCCTGTTGGCGAGAACCGTTTCATTGCCGGTCACAACATTTCCTATGATCGCGTGCGTGCCCGCGAAGGGTACTCCCTTGACCGTGTCAAACCAGAAAACTTTTACTTTGACACTCTGTCCGCACACATTGGCGTGAGTGGCTTGGCTTCGGGCCAGCGTTGGCTCTATGTTCTCGCTGGCAAAGATCCCGAGGATTTGACGGATGAGGAAAAGCGCAAGTTGCGTTATGCACCCAAGTGGCTGGACGAAGGTTCCACCAACTCCCTGGTTGCCACGTACAACTTTCACGTTTATGAGGTGCGCAAGTACTTCGGTGACGACGTACAACCCCTTGGCGCCGGAGACAAAGCCGTTCGTGACATCTTCGTCAAGGCTACGCACCTGAGTCAGATTCGGCAGATGCTGACGCAGGCTGTTGACTACGCTGTCAAAGATGCTTTCTACACTGCTGAGCTCTTCCAGGCAATCTGGCCGAAGTATCTCGATGCCACTCCCAGCCTGGTTGCCCTCTGTGGGCATTACCACCTGAATGGATCCATCGTTCCCCTCGTACCCGACTGGGAAGACTGGATCAAGGGTGTAGAGCGAGTGTTCGATGAGCACAATGCCGAAATGACGAAGCTATGCCAGGACCTTGTCTGGCAATACTACGAAGAATGGCGTGATCGCTACTTCGCAGAACCCGGCATGGCCGAGTCTTGGATTGCCAAGGATCCCTGGCTGTCTCAACTTGACTGGGAAGTGAAGTCGGAGAAAGGCAAATACGCACATGTTCCGAATTGGGTGCGTCCGTTCGTCAAAGACCCCGACACTCACATCGGAGTCAAAAGCAACTTGTCCCACCTCCTTCTCAAACTGCAGTGGGAAAACACGCCGATGATCCTGACAAAGGACATGGGCTGGTGTTTTCACAACGAAGACGGTGCTCTGACAAAGATCCCTCACCCGAAAGGAAACGGGGATAACGTTGGCGGTGTCCTTTCCAAAGACTTCGTCGATGACATGAAGGTGGGCCGTCTAAACAGCGACCTGCCCGAAGCAAAGCGTGCGCTTGAGATTGCAAACGCAGTGTCCTACTGGACTTCGGTCCGGAAACGAGTTATGGACCGTATCTTTCTTCCAGCAGCCAATCCCCACGGCGCTGACGCCCTGGTCACCCTTCCCGAAATCCTTTGCCACGGCACCGTCACTCGACGCACCGTGGAGAGCCTCATGGTGACAATGTGCTCCACCAAAAACTGGAGGATCGGGACAGAACTAAAGTCTCGAGTCCAAGCTCCTGACGGGTGGAAGATTGTCGGCGCTGACTTTGACGGTCAGGAGATGCAGATTGCCTCAATCTATTCCGACAAATGGGAAGGTGGTCACGTCGGTTGCTCACCGTTTGGATACAATGTGCTGAGTGGAAGCAAGGAGGCGGGCACGGACCCGCACTCCGCGCTCGCGAAGCTCGCGGGCGTAGATCGCGACACTGCCAAGATTGCCGGCTTTGCTGTGCTTTATGGCGCTGGTGTTCGCGCTGTGCAAACCTACATTCGTCGAAAGTATCCAGAGAAGTCTCCAGCAGAAGTCAAAAACTTTGCGTATCGCATTCTTGAAGGAAAGAAAGGCAAACAGCGCAACGGTCTCTATGAAGGAGGGAGCGACAGCGGTTGCTTCAACTTTATGGAAGAGATTGCGATGCGGTCGCGTGTCCCAACGCTTCCGTGCCTTGGAACCAAGATCTCAACCGCAATGCGTCCCGCTGCTGTCGGCGACGATTTCAAAACCGGTCGCGTCAATTGGACCATTCAGTCTTCGGGTGCCGAGATCCTGAGTATCATGCTCACCGCCGTGCACTGGTTGGCTGCTGAGTATCGAATCCCCTGTCGATTCGTGCTCAGTATTCACGACGAGATCTGGTTCATGACTCCCGAGCGATATGCAGAGCAATTTGCTGTGCTTTTTCAGATCGCTCACATGTACACCTGGTCCCTTTTCCACTCGGCGCTGGAGATCCCTGACCTTCCGCTTTCCCGAGCCTATTTCTCCTCTGTCGCTATCGACACTCGCCTTCGCAAATCACCGACTGAAAAGACGGTGACCCTTTCCAATCCTGGGGGAGAGAAGGAAGAGCCCGGTGTGGAATACTCAATGATGGAACTTTCCGAAATCGGTGCCATCGACAAACTCAAAGTTCGCTTCAACGCAATCCAAAAAGGAATGATCTGATGAAAAAACAAAAGAAATCCCGTGTCGAGTCTGTCGGTGTGCTCCTTTTCAAGGGCGTCATCGACACCTACTACCTCACGGTCCCCTACGACAAAAAGAATCGTGTGATTCCTTCCTCGGTTGAGTGTGCCTATAACTCTCGCTACTTTGACCTGGACCAGACAGTCAACATGCTCAGATCACTATGACACTCCCCCTTCCACTGGACCCTGATTTTCGCAAAGCGGCAGTTGGGTTCTGGTTGGATGATGTTGAAGACCGAATCCAGCTCAATCGCGTCGATGATGCAGAAAAAAGCTGGCAAGAAGCCAACTTGATTTACCTTTCACTTCCCGCAGGCTGCGGCGATATGTCTCTCGAAGACCAAATTGCTGCAATGCGGGTAAAACTTGATAACATCTCACAGAAACTATGAGAACTATTTCCAATGACGGTGAACCCGCAGCACCTGTGACCAAGAAAACTCCCCAGTCTAAACTTCAAACGTTTTCCACCACCATTTCCGATGGTCGTGAGATCGTGATCCGCGAAATGACAGGTCGTGACCTCATCTACATGGAGAAAGACCTGAGCAAGTCAGGCGATGTGGAGAAGGGCATGAAAATCATCGAGCGTCTGATTGTGGGCGATGACAAAATCACCTACGACGAGATTCTCGACCTGGGCGTTCGTGACTTCAAAAAACTCAGCGATTTAGTTGGTGAAGCCAGCGGCGCTGACGAAAACGACCCAAACTAACAGCCGAGGACTTAGAAGACTTCTCCTACCTGGTTACTGTCGACGATCTTACTTTCCATCTGAGAGAAATACGACCAAAAGATTTCTATTTTGCGCAAATTGTTCGTCAAAAGGAAGGCAGTGGGATTGAGATACTAAGTAGACTTCTACTTAATGATGAAGTCCTCGATGAAGCAACATTCCACCAAACAAAAAACGTTTTCAATTGGGCATCAAAACACCTACTTGAAAACAATGTGTTCTCAGTTGAAAATTGGCTTGAAGTTTCCTATCACCTGTGTAAGCAACGGTGGGACTCTTCAATTGACTGGTTGGAACTGCAACCAATTAGCAAAATTCACACTATGCTCGACATCATTAAAAAACACGGGGAAGACGTCGAAAGAGAACAGAAAAAAGCCGCAAGGAGACGAAAATGATTCGGTTTCGCGTTGCAGGCGACGGACTGCAGAGAATGAATCTGCGGTGGTGGACTCCTACTCAAAGAGAGTGGGTTCCACTTCTAATAGACGACAACTACCGATATCAAAAACGACAACAAGACCCAACCTATGGGCAAAAATGGGCGTCATTGGCACCCAGCACAGCAAAATGGAAGGCCAAGCACTTTCCCGGCGAACCAATTCTGCGCCGCACGGGGGCTATGCTTGACGGCTCTTACATTTTTACTCGTGGCCGCGATCAATTTCTCGTTCGCACCACACGCTACGGTGCTTTCAACCAGTTTGGTACGAGCAAAATGTCCGCCCGCCCCTGGATGGGAGTTCCCGATGACTCTCTCAAACAAATTGTTCCAATTTCCTGGAAAAACATTCTTCGACAATACTAATCATGGTAGCACGTAAACGCACACGTCCCTCTGCTCCGGCACCCGTTGAGGAAACTCCCGCAGTGACTGAAGAAGTTGCTGTGGAAACCCCCGTGGCTGAGGAAACTCCAGCTGAAGAAGCTCCCGCCGAAGTGGTGGTGGCTGAAGCTGACAACAAGGGGCCGGTGATCGGCGACCTCAAGCAAGAGGAACCCGCAAGCACCCTCAAAGAAGCCCAGTCCGCCGAAAGCATTCACGATCAAATCCGAAACAAACTGGCCAACCGCAAAACTGAGGAAGATCTCTTCAATCCCGGCGTCTCCCAGGCGGTCGACAAGTCCAAAATGGAACAAGTCGCTAAACAGCAAGGATTTGAACTCACCCGTGGTCGTGAGATTGGCGCCCGTCTTATTGCCCGCGCAAAATCTGGTTATCGCCCATGACCGTTTCAGTACCTTTCCAACAACAATTTACGTGGCGAAAGCTCGGTTATCTTTTCTTTACCGACTCGCTCGACTATCGGCAGGTACTGGAACAAAACCCCCAGTGGAATGTAACGCAGTTGCCTCCCATTGGGGCTCAAATTCGTATTCGCGAAACATCATCAAGCACCGGGGGCCTTGTCCAAGGAAGTTTCCTGTTTGGACAGCCCATCGATGACACTAAGTTTGAAATCTATCCCTTCGACAGCGTTGAAGATTACGTGAAGTCTCTGGTGAAATACAGTCCCAGTGCCGTGCAGCAACGCGACAAGGTCAATGGCTACTCCCTGGACAGCGAAATCACAACAGTTGGCGGGTAAAACTTATTTACGGAAACCCGTCGTCTGAGCAGCTCTGCGGAGACCACGTAGGAGTCATCCTGGCCTACACTGCTCTGCGAAAAAGCAGGACCACATATGTGTAAACATGGCCACTTTTTCTTTGGGCACTTCGGGGATTACTCCCGGAGCTCCCGGCGTTTATATCAATGAGCGTGCCGGTCTTGCCGGTGCTCCCCAACTTGCCAGCTTTAGCACCGTCTACATGCTGGTAGAGACCGAGGAGAACGTTCCCACCACAATCTTCCCTTTCAACACTCCCGTTGCCGTTTCTTCACTGAACGACTACCGAGTGCTGAATGGTGGTCAGATTCCAACCTCACGCATTCCTTCGCTGAGCTACAGCTGCGTTGAAGAGTTTTTCAACAACGCACAAGTAGGCGATTTGCGGGTTGTTCGCGTTGGAACCCCGAATCAGATTGTTGAGATCGAGTTTTTTCCCTCGGGTAGCAAAACTAACACAAGTTCCCTGCCGTCTGCCCTGATGGCTGGTAACGTTGTTTACGTGCAAATGGTCATCAATGGTCTCCGTCTGACCAGCGGTGTGCAGGACGACTTCAACCTGGAGTATCCTGGTTTTACTGCCAATGACGAGTACCTGGGTGTGCCCGTTCGCATCCCCGTCAACTATGTTGCCGGTGACGAAGTCAATAACCGCAAGATTGCCGCCGCTATTTCGAGCGCCGTGGCAGCTGCCATCGAGTCCAACCCTGCCGTTCGCGCTGCTGTCTATGTGCGCGATTTCGGTCTGGTGAACGACCTCGATCCCCTCTCCAACTCGCAGAATTCCTACATCACCATTGCCAACACGACCTTTGACGGCAACGTGTCGGTGGTGACTCAGGTGTTCCCTGTTGGTGCCAATTTCGTGTTCATGCAGAACACCTACGATGTCAACAACATTGTGGGTGGACAGAGTGCAATCGTTCGCGTTCCCCAGGACTACACTCAGTGCATCACCACTGCGTTTGAAGGTCAGCAAGACCAGGGCTACCTGATCACCCCGACCGCCTATGCTCAGTTCGATTCCACTGGCCGTGCCTATGTGGGTCAAATCGCTGCTCTGCACTGCGAAAGCAACAGCTACAAGTGGATGGCCCTGGCTGATCCTGGTCCTTACCTGATCACCGACGTCAACAAGTACTCCGAGTTCCAGCCTCACCAGGCTGCTGCTGACCTGATCACAGGCATGAAGTACCTGATTGACAACGCCATCTATCAGTGGACCGGTGCTGACCGCACCTACGACCGTCTGGCTTATCAGGCGATCGTCTCCGGTCAAAGCCCTCAAGCCGCTGTGACCGAGTCCGCCAACACCGTTGGCTCCGATGTTCAAGTGGGTCTGCTGGATTCCGGATCCTACGATCTGGTTACTATCGGTGCCTCCGTTAATGGTGTGTTCCAGATCACCAGCTCCAACTTCTGGCCGGTGAACCTGCCGATCCAGAAAGTGGTGCTGTCTGGTGCTGATGCCGTGACCAATCCCCTGCATCCTTACAACGGGACAGAGGTTTACGTCATTGCTCCTCCTTATACTCCTGAGGTGGACGCCACTGGTTCATATCCTTTGAACTTTGTCTACCTGGCAACCACATCTCAGGACGCCACTGCTGTCTACAACTTTGTTGTTGCTGCTGGCGGCACTCTGGCTGCTTCGACCTCTCCGGTAAGCGGCTCCATTACTGCAGCTGGCACCGGCGACTCCTTCAGCGTTGCTTATGCTGACTCGTTCTGGAACTTCCCTGTCACCATCAACGGTCAGACTTCCAACCTGATTCAGAACATCACCAACGCCACCGTTGGTGTGAACACCCTGCACCTGCCTGGCACTCTGCAGGAACCCACCGAAACCTATCGTCTTGGTTTCGTGAGCCGCACCATTCTCAACCCCAACACCAATCCGGGTGGCGTGAGCCCTGCCGGTAGCACTGGTGGCGTTGCCACTCTGAGCAGCCTTCAAGGTGGTGCTGGATACGTTGCCGGTACCTACCTTGCCGTACCCCTCGTGGGTCTGCATGGCACAGGCGCCACTGCTGACATCACCGTGAGCCCTGCTGGCGTTGTGACCTCCGTGGTCCTGGTGGCAGCTGGCTCCGCATACTATGTCGGCGACGTGCTGACTGCTGCGAATGCCAACCTTGGTGGTTCCGGCAGTGGTTTTGCCATCACCGTGGCTTCGGTCGTGGGTGGCAGCACCAACAAGTACACTGGTGCTCTGCAGTTCAACGTGGTGAGTCACGGTTTGGTGAGTGGGCAAAAGCTCTACTTCACTCAGCCCATCATCGTCAACAACACGAACGTAATCAAGGCTACAACGCCAAACGCTACCAACCCTTACTGGGTGACCGTTGTTGACAGTGACACCTTCGTGGTTTCCAACTCCCTGTCGAACTACACGACTCAAAGTTTCGTGAAGTACGTCAATGGCTACTACGAGCCCCTGCCGACTGTCATGTACACCGACATCCTCGTCGGCGGTACAACTGACATCACTCTGCAGGATGTGGGTCAGTTCCCCGTGATTCGCGGACGCAAATACGCTTTCGACTCCAGCAACGTCTTCAACCAGGCTTCGCGCTCGAGTGCCGCCCCTGCTGTTTCGGCTGCCAACATCGTTCCCGATCAGTCCATTTACTTCAACACCAGCGCCGTGGTTCTGGGCAGCGGTCTGATCTCGCCCTATGGAGAGACATATGACACCGCTGGCTGGCTGCCGAAGCTGGAACTGCCGAACCCGACCACGAACCCCACTCCTACAATCGCCAACGCCTACTGCGTTCCGACTGTGGATCAGGAGTTCCAAGCCGAAGCCTTCATGGTTCCTGCTCTGGGCACTATTTATGGTGGCGACTATGATCCGACCGGCACTGGCACCGAGGGTCCTCTGACCCTGGCCAACATCTCCGCCGCAATCACCACTCCTGGTGCTGGATACACTGCCGGTACATACCAGAACGTGGAACTGACTGGTGGCGTGGGCCGTGGCGCTCAAGCGACCATCGTGGTGGCTGGTGGCGCGGTGACAACCGTGACCGTGACTCAAGCCGGTTGGGGCTACGCCGTGGGCGATGTGCTCACCGTTCCCGCCTATCAGGTGGGTGGGTCTGGCACGAACTTCGCCCTGACTCTGACAGCGACAGAGCTGAATCTTGTCGCTTCCTCAGGTGAAGTCACCACAGGTGCTCCTGCCGGTAGCTACGCTCAAGCTGCAGGTATTGGTGCAGGCAACACTGGAAACTCGGTTCAAGCTGCTCTTGAGTCCGGTGCCATTACTGGTCTGACCTTCGAGATCGTTTCCAACGCAGGTTTCGCTCCCGACGGCACTACTGCTGTTGTCATCGGAGACACAATCACCGCTGTCTACAACGGCAACACCTACAGCTGGCAAGTGACTCCCGCCGTCGCTGCCGGTGGCGACATCACCACCGCTGGCCGCGTTCAGTACAACTCTCAGATTGAAATGACCTTCAGTGCTGAGGAAGTTGTTCCTGCTGTGCTGTGGCGCTTCGATGCCATCACTTCCACCGAAATCATTGACAATGCCCTCCGTGGCGTTGGCAACGGTGGTGAGCCTGAGGCTGTGTTTGTGGATGCTGGTGTTGACAACGTCAACCGCCTGCTGGATGACTCGCAGCGTTATGCCAACCCGTTCGGCTTCATTGCCTACTACGGTCCGTACATCCAAAACGGTGCTGGCAAGTGGATTCCCCCGTCGCCCTATGTGACCGGTGTGGCCGTCCGCCGCTACCGCTCCGAGGGCTACCAGTTCCCGCCCGCTGGCGTGAAGTATCAGCTGAACGATGCCATCGCCACTCAGATTCCGATCAATTCGGCTCAGCAGAATCTGCTCAACCCGAAAGGATGCAACGCAATCCGCACCCTGCCTGGTTATCCGCAGACTGCCGTGTTCATCTGGGGTGGTCGCACCCGTCTGCCCAACCCGAACGACGCTCAACAGGCGCTGTACAAGTTCGTCAACACTCGCGTTATTCTCAACGTGGTGTATGGCTCGCTCCGTCGCGCTTTCGACAGCCAGATCTTCAACGTGATCGATGGTTTCGGTATCGTGTTCAACCAGATCATTCTGGTGGGCAACGCTATCCTGAACCAGCTGTACGTGAAGGGTGCTCTGTTCGGTGCGACTCCGGACCAAGCCTTCCAGGTGATCTGCGATTCTCGCATCAACCCGCCTGCTGACTTGGAGAACGGCATCGTGAACGCCAAGGTGTTCGTGACCCCGGTCCCGACACTGGAGCGCATCCAGATCGACCTCATCCGTGTTGCCATCGGCAATATGCAGAATGAGCTGGATCTGCAAGGACTCGGACAGGATAATTCGTTCTGATGAGTATAGGGAGTCACATTTTGTACCGGGATCTAAATCTACGCATCCCAGACTCCCTTCTTTTTCAGCTTGAGCAACAGGCCGAGGATCAGGGTGTCTCACTCGAGGCACTCTGTATTTCTCGGCTCTCAGGCGAAAACAACGAAGGAAGTCTTGTTGATCCAAACTTTTATCAATCAATGCATCTCGATGTTCTTCGCAAAGAGATTCGCAAAGTCATTGAGAGTGACCTTCCCACCGACGAGGTGAAGAAAAGAGTCAATGCTCTCGAATTTCAAATTTCCCGCAGGTATATCCGATGAGCAATCCCACGATGCTTTCTGCGTCAATTCGTGGCATCCGGTATCCTCTTACCGTTGAGAATGGCAATCTAGCAGTCAGCACTGACTACGACTTGATTTCGCAGCAGATTCGTAGCGTTCTCGAAACGCGCTACTACGAGCGTGTCATGATCGCTGACTACGGCATCGGTGACTATGTTCTGGAGATTCTAGATCCTGGACTCATCAACTCTTCCATTCAGAGCGCCATTCTCCAAAACGTTGACGGTCTCACTGCACTTTCTGTGCTCGGGGACTGGAAGACTGCCGGAGACGACGGTTTATACACGGTTTCTATTCAATACGAGGTGGCAGGAGTGCCTCAACCGCCTCTCAACTTCACCCTGGCGAACTAACCGGGTAAAACTAATCAACTAGGCCACTGCACGAGACTTTGGATGGCGCAGCGATTCAAGACAGCACCAGTCCCATCAGGAGAAGTCGCAAGGTACACGAGCGACCCATATAATCTATCGTCAATCTACATGTTCGGTAGTTCCTCTCCCTTCACGGGGCAGGGGAACACGATCGTTCGCCCGAACGACGATCTTCTGATTCAGAAGGGTGGCAACCGCGCCCTGGTGGTGTATCAGCGTCTGCTCTATGACGAGCAAGTGCAGGGATGCTTCCGCAAGTTGCTCCAAGAAGTGACTTCGCGTCCCTGGTATGTTCAGCAATATTCGGATAAACCTGGAGACATGGCAGTCCGGGACTTTGTGGCCGAAGTTCTGGAAGAGATGCCTCTGGATGACATCTATGTGGGAATGGCCGAGGCGATGATCACTGGTTTCTCTGTTGGAGAAATCATGTGGAAGAAGACCAAGCGCGGTGTGATTCCTTTTGACGTTCGCATGCGCGATCAGCGCCGTTTCGTTTTCCAGGAAGAGCAAGATGCCAGCACTGGCTTTACAATGCGTTGCCTCACTTTCAACCGCATGTTTGAAGGTGTTGAGCTCCCACAGCGGAAGTTTATCGTCTCTCGCTACTGGGTTTCGCACAACGGCGACCCATACGGTTCTTCTCTCGGCCGCATTCTTTATCCTCTCGTCAAGTTTCGGCGCCGTGCCATCGAGTCTTACGTGCTCTACGGCGACCGTTACGCGACGCCGACAGCTGTTGCTAAAGCCCCTCTCAGTGCGAGCACGAGAGAGTTGGATACGCTCTACGGCCATCTTTCCAATCTCTCGCAAGAAACGGCAATGATTCTGCCGGAAGGATACGAGCTTGAGTTCGTTGTCCCCTCCGGTTCTCCCGAAGTTTTCAAAAATCTGATTGACTATATCGACAAAGAAATCTCTCTGGTTATCTGTGGAGAGAACGAAGCTGGGCAGGCTGAAGCAGGCTCCCGCGCTTCCTCTCAAGTGGCAAACACGGTGCGTGTGGTGCGAGCAAGCGAGCTCTCCGAAATGCTTTCGCACACACTCTCACAAACCTTGGTTCGTTGGATCGTCGATCTGAACTTTGGCACTGACGTTGCCTCACCCTCTCTGACTCGCGAGTTTCGCATCGAGGAATCTGCCATCACGGTTCCCGACCTTTCCCTGCTCATTCAGTCTGGATACACTCCTCGCAAAGAATGGATCGAGCGTCACTTCCGCGTGGAGCTGGAAGAGAAGTCTCCCGGCGAAAGTGGTGGCGCAGAGGAAGAGGCACAATTTGATCCGCAAAAAGATCAGAATCTTTTTGAAAACATTTTTGGCCCTGAGGGAGAGGGGCAAGGTCCCACCCCCCAAGGAGAGCAAGCCGCTGCTGGTGAGCTTGAGAAAGCAGCAAACGAAATGAACATGCCCGCTGGCGCTGCTCCCGAAGAATCCCAAGCTGACGCAATAGGGGACCCTTCTGTTGACGACCTATTGGCAAGCACTGAGGAAGGCAGCACCGGTGCTCCGACTGAGCTGGACGATGAGCTTGACTTCCTTTGGGACAATGAGCCCGAAGAGAGCATTTCTGATGATGAAGAGAAACCGTTCGGCGACCAAATAATCACGGAGGACGAAGCAGTTGAGATGGATAGAAAGTAGGGTAAAAAACCAAGTATGGGTCACTAACTAAACACGGTGTTTACAAAAAGAATACACGTCTTCAAAGCAGGTGATCAGACCTCGGCCCAAGGGGTCCAACGGAAGTTTTCTCCGAAGGACCTCGAACAAGTGGTGCGGACATACGATCCTGCGATCCATGAAGCACCTCTCGTCATCGGCCATGCGGGAGATAACGACAGTCTTCCTGCCTACGGTTGGATCCAAGGATTCAGCCGTGAAGGGGATAACTTGTATGCAGACGTCGCTTTTACTGACACTGCAAAGAATCTGGTGAAAGATGGGCATTACCGCAAGGTTTCCATCTCATTCTATTCTCCAGACTCAGCAATCAATCCCCACAAAGGCAAGTGGAGTGCCCGACACCTTGCTCTGCTGGGGGCCTCTCCCCCGGCGGTGAAAGGACTTGAGCCATTCACCTTCGCGGAAACGGAAGGAGTCTACGATTTTGCCGTGGCCTTGTCGCCCTCGGACATTTTCGATGAGGAACTTGGACCGACACTCATTGTTGAGAAGAGTCCCCTCGAAATGTTGCAAGAAAAACTCGCTGCCGTCCGTGAGGACGTCTCCAGCGCAGTCAAAGACTTGCAAACCAGTTCGCAGGCTCAGCCTGTGCAACAACTTGAGGAAGTGACTGGATCCTCGGTAACTACAGAGCCAGAAACCGCACAAATGGCTAATCCAGAAACCGACTACTCTGAAAAACAAAAATACGTGGGTCGCGAAGGAACTGAAATCACTCAGCAAACGGCTGACCTCGAAGATCAATTTCCGGAAGAGGAATTTATGGAACAAGGAAAAATCAGCCGGAAGCACGCTAAAGGTGCCCACGGCCAAGTCATGCAAGTCGTAGAGAACGTCTACGAGGAAGCTCACAAAGAATCTACCGACGAACGCAAAGCCGCTGCCGACCGTGCCTTCGAAGCCAAGCGCATGAAGAAGGAAGGAAAGCCTGCGGAGGCCAAAGAGGTCAAGCGTTTCGGTAAGGAAGAGGACGAACTCATCAAAGAAGCCAAGCATGGTGAGATGCCTCCCGCCCTCAAAAAGCGTGCTGCTCAAGTGAAAGCCCAAGGCCACTTTGCCGAGGATCACGCCGAGCTCGAGTACGATGAGGACCCCACTGGTCGTTACGAGACTGCCCGTTCGACTGACAACGGCTATGTCGATCGCATGAAGGTTGGCAAGTCTGGTCCCGACGGCAACGTGGGCCGCATGAAGACTGCCCGGTCCAGTGAGCAGGATCGCGACCGTATGCACACCGCTGAAAACGGTGAGCAAGACTCTGACCGTATGCACACTGCCGAAGCTGGTCCCGATGGAGATGGTTTCTCCCGCTGGGCTGGTCAGGAAGATGGCTACGATCAAGTCAGCAACATGGACCAGTATGACGCTGGTTTTGACGATTACCCGGAAGGCAATAAGCCGAAGCTGTCTTCGGGAACCGACCCTTACGGTCGTGACGAGACTGAGACCAAGATTCCGACCGAGTCGGAAGAGATGCCCGATGACACCGTGTTTGCTGTTGGCATGACCAACGTTATGAGCGACAAGAACATGCGTGTTCTTCGTCAGAAGTCTTCGGATGCTCGTGCCAAGTCCGTGGGCACCCACGACTATCTCTACGGTGAGCCTCAAGCCGATGAAATGACTGGCGAAAAAGGTGTGACAACCGCTCGCAAGGGCATGACAGCCAGCAAGACCGTTGAGCACGCTGAGTACGAGACTGACGACGCTGACAGCGGCGCCAGCCTGGACACTCTGCGCCACGAAATCGGCGACGGCAAGAAAGCCAAGAATCGTCTCCTGACCCCTGGTGCTCAGGACTCCCTCGAGGATCCTGCTGCCATTGTTGGACCTTCTGGTGCTTATGCTGAGCGTTCGATGAAGACGCTGCGTGCCACCGACGGCGACGGTATTCCCGTCAAAGGTGCCGAGCATGCTGAAATCCCTGAGGGCGAGTACAAGTCCTACAAGGGCGAGAAGAAGTCCTCCAACAAGCAGCTGGTCCCCGGCGCTATGGATCGCATTGACGAGGCCGATCAAACCGTGGGCCCTGACGGTGCCTATGGTGAAGCCTCTCTCCAACAGCTCCGTAATGACATCGGCGATGGCAAGCCCTCCAAGGCCCGTCAGCTCAAGCCCGGTGCCATGGACGACCTGGACAGCCCTGCTGAGGTTTCCAAGCGTTCCGGCGGCGTGTATGCTGAGGAGCACGGCGAGAAGAAGGATCCCTACACCAAGACCGGCTTCGGCTCCACCTACGATGAAGGTGAAGGTGATGACGGTGTGGATGAAGGTGAAGAGGACTACAACGAGCTGAGCGTTGACCACTGCGGTATGGACTACGGCATGGGTTCGATGGGTCAGGCTCGTGCCGTAGGTTTCCCTGCCATGAGCATGGCTGAGAAGATGCAAGCTGAGCTTGAGAAACTCAAGTCTGAGCATGCTGAGCTCCAGAAAATGTACATGGAGGAGAAGATCAAGGCTCGCAAGGACAAGATGCACAGCTTCGTTGAAGCTCTGTATGAAGAGGGTCGCCTGACTGACGGCATCATGCCTCAGGGCGAACTGCTTTCCTATTGCGAAGGCCTTGAGTTCGGCACCATGGAGTTCTCAGAGGGTGAGACTGCTGCCACCAAACTGCTCGGCCTGCTGGCCAAGCTGCCCCCGATGGTTTCCTTCGGTGAAGTGGCCGGTGGTACTTTCCAGTACGCTGAAGAGGACCTCGATCCTCACGCTCGTGCTCTGAAAATGGTTGAAGAGTCCGAAGGTGCTATCGACTACGTTGAAGCACTGAAGAAGACCATGTTCTCCTGATGAGTTATGGATCTCCTCTCGTTTGTTAGCTTAGCCACCAAGCGCAGGGGAGACTACATCTCTCAAGCAAAAGATCTTGTCAAGAAGTACAAGGATGCTGGCAATCTTGAACAGAGAATGGCAGCAGAGTCTGTGGCTCTTGTCAAAGGAT